GCGTTGATGTTGTCGGTCAAAACCTTGTGCCAGGGATTCCACGATGAAATATCGCCGTTTTTAGTTCGATATGCCAGCCAGCTGCTTCCATTATATTGGCCTAAAAACTGTAAAACATAATTATTGCTGGTTTTCCCGGCGGCTGAAAGATAGATTCCATTGAGGCCAGAGCCATTAGTCGCGGCTTCATAAGCGAAACCAAAGCCGTTGTCTATGTCGTTTAAAGCGGGAGTTTCGCTGATCAACGGAATTTCCTGCCGCAGATAATTCGTTAAAGCGATATTATCTGTTGTGGCTAAAACCCTTTGATTGGCTGGATAAGGAGGCGTGTTATATTTAAAGCCCGGGGTAAAATACAGGGTACCGTTTGAAGCCCAAATAACATCATAGGCATCTGGATCATCTTCTCTTTGAAAGCCCCACCCCTCGCTTGCGCTTCCCGCTGGGTCGGCAGTCAAGATACGATTTACATTAACGATATTAGAATTTTGGCAGTCTAATGCGTATTTTTCGTCCGCTGGTCCGCTGCCGCCGTACTGATTGGCCTTCAGCTTTAATGCTCCCTGCATTTCTCCGCCGGTAATTGGTAAGGCTCCCACATCAGAGGCAGACGGCATTTGAGCCAGCTTGCCGGAGCTGTTTAGGGTTGCAAGGCCGTTAGGCTGCCCTTTGCTTGCTTCCAACGCGTCCAGATCGGCTTGGAGAGAAGCCACGTCAATGTCCTTTAACTGGTTATAGATTTCTTCCGCGTTTTCCCCCTGGGTTTTAGCGTAGTCGCCTTGAGTTTTCGCATAGGCCGCCTGCGTCTGGGCCGCCTGTGCCTGTGAATTTGCGGATTCCGCTGCTGAAGCTGCGGCATCGGCTGCGGTATTAGCAGACTGTGCCGCAGTATTTGCCGCCTGAGCCGCCGTGTTCGCTGACTGAGCTGCCTCATTGGCCTTATCCGCGGCTTCACTGGCGATCCCTGTGGCGTTGTTTGCTTCGTTGAGAGCTTCCGCCAGCCTGGAAAATTCGTCTGTGCTCTCGACTGCTCCCACCGAACTGCTTTTTACAATTCGCAGAGGGGGAAGGGTTACCTTTAAGGTGTGGTTGTCTGTGTCCACGATTTGGAGCTCGCACAGCTTGGTAAGGCCGGATACCGCCATCATTTGAAGGGTGAGGGTTACGGTTGCTTGGTTTCCTTCTACATCGCAGGAATTATAGATCATGGTATTGTCCGGCTTCTGTATGTACACGGATACCGTTTTCCCGGTTAAATCAAGAGGAGAACCATTATCATCTATTAGATTAATAATAAGGTCTCTGCCGTCCGCTTCCTCCTGAATTACCCGGATTTCTCCAAGAGGAGGCTCCCAGGGATTTAGCGTTATTTGTTTGTAAATCATTTTTACTCCTCCCCGTCAAATTGATTCAACACTTGTAATAAGGCCGTTTTTTACATTAATTCGTTGATATGTTGTTGCGAAAGCTCCGGTATAGCATTCCGATGGAGTAATTGACACCCCACCCGCTTTAATTGTAGGTGCTCTGACTTCAAATACTGTCCTATCTGCATTCAAAGCGTTAAACATAACATCGCCATCACTTAAAAGAACGCCAAAGCTTTTACTTGTTCTATTGATTTCAAGTTGGAAATATAACCCAGTATCAACTATTAAACGCAAAACTGCCGAATCGTTTCCACTCACCACATTAAAAAATGGATCACTATCTTTTGCGATTGAAAATCCATTCCCTATTCCAGGGTTATATCCTATATAGGCGGAATATTGCCCGATTGCACTAGATTGTGCAATCAACTGCGTCGCCGCAATTTGTCCCGTATCCAAATTGAAATACGCACGCCCGTCACGGCTTTGTATAATTCCGGATTTAATCAAATCGGCTTGCAGTGTTCCCGTTGTAATAAAGTTTGCAACAATCGCGCCGTCCTGAGTGATAGCGGTTGCGAACGGCCCTTCATAGCCATTGGAAGAATAACCAAGACCGCCGTTATTCCAGCGCCATACCTTTGTAGCGGTGTTGATGTCCGGGGTATCCATAATTAAAATTTCATAGGGCTGTCCGTCTGCGTTGCGCTGGAATATTACATAACCGCCCTTGTTTCCGGTAATCCAATTCGTGGCGTTGATAACAGCTTGTTCTAAAAATGATACGCTGGGCTTTTCATTGATTTCCTGTTGCTGCTGGATAATGGTATCCGCGATATTTGTTTTAGCGTCCCCCAGTTCAATGCTGATGTATTTGTCTTTCAGCGCGTCATAAGTAGTTTTCACGCATTTAGCAGTCGCGGATACGCCTAGTTCGGAATATTCCACATTCACGGTATCGCACAGATTCACGCGCTCCAATAAGGCGATATCCTTGTATTCCTCCGTTTGCTCTAAGGGCTGAAATTCCACTGTAATGCTGACTGTAGGAACGCCCACATTATTTGAGGAGATATAGTCGTTGGCTCTGTCCCGCAACTGTTCTTCCGTGGGCGCTTCCTCAAAATCGCCGGAAAAGTCGATTGCCGAAATTCTGGTGAAATCATAGGTGCCTGGGGCGTTTACAATTTTTTCTGGGAGCTCGGTGAGCTCTCCTTCGCTGCTCAGCCAATAAGGATAAATCCCGGTTACAACATTAGAAATATTTTCGTCCTGCTGTAAGTCCATAAGATTTTTTCCGTACCGGATTGATACCCCGGAATTTTTACCACGATTGTTATAAAGGCGCACGGTCCAGCGGTCAAATTTATACTCGCCGCCGAACACGTCTAAAATAGAACCGTCTGAACCTCCTAACAATGTCCGCGTAGACGTGGGCGCGGTAACGGCAAAATCTCCGGTTGATGTTTTATCCGTCCAAAAGCTGAAAGGATTTGTTACGGCGGCGTTCGTTTTTAACCCGGAGAGCGCGCCGGTTACGCTGCCGGAGGAAAAGGGGGAAACCGGAACTCCGGAAAGGTCATAGCTGATGTGCTGCGCGTAAACAGTGATTTTTCCGGATAAAGGCTTTGTAATCCTATAAATCCGAAACGGCTGGGGATCCTCATAGGGATTTGGCTTTACAAAAATAATCCGGCGCTGTTTGATTTCCTGATAATGGATTCCCGTCAACGGATATTCCAGAGTGATCTCAAAGATTCCGTTTCTTTCCTCAATTACCTGACAGGAAATCGTATCAGACAGCACGCCTAAACCGTTTGTTTCAAATGTGCTTTCCGTACTTTCGTATAGAACAGGATTCATACAGTCCACCACCTTGGAGTAATTTCAACCTTCGTGATCCCGCCGCTCCAGCTGATCCCTGTTTTTCCGGGCTGTAATACCGGGAAAGACGCCAGGCTGATCGTGCTGTTTTTGTTTGCCGTTCCCTTATAGGCATTTTGTGTATCGCTGTCCAGGGTCACGTATTCATCGATTTCTGAAATCTGAATAATATTGCCGCCAATAGTTAAGGCCCCCGCTCCATTGCCGTAAACGGTAATCAGAGGGAGGGCCGGGCAGTATTGATTAGTTAAGGAATAAGGCGCTGTAAGCGTCATCGGATAGCTTCCTGATACCAGCCACCTTTGCGGCATACAGTTGAATGAAACCGTAAATTCCGCAGAGTAGTTTAAAAACCTGGTGTCAAAATCCATTGGGCCGGTAAATCTGGCTTTTCTGAAAAACTCAGGGTGATAGGTATCTGTTAAAATACAGTATCCGGTTTTGCTTAAAAGCCAGAGCTTTGCCGCCGCCGCATTATGCCGGAACTGTTTTCGGATAAACGCCGGATATTCGACGGTAATATTGCGGAACCGGTTGTTACTGATCGTGAGATCGCCATTCCTTCCCGGGATTTCAACTGTTGTGATATCCATTTCAGGAGCATTAAAGGTGCCGCTTCCGCTGATATAGATCCCGTAATCGCGGCTGTTTTTTCCATCGAAAATAAACCAATTAATCAACCCCAAACGGCCCCCTTTCGCATGGTAGCAGACTGCATTTCGTCCATGATAATGTCCGCCAGCTCTCTTACGTCTTGTCCGGGAGCTCCATATACGACGATATTGACACCGCCTAAATTTGTGTTGGTGGTTGTGGAAGAGGTGAGAGGCTGAACAACCGCCTTAGTTCCCATCATAGTAAGAAGCTCAGGCCCAGCCTCTCCGACTACGGCGGAGCCTTGGGACAATACGCCGCCGGATGCGAGATAGGGGATTTTGCCAATGGTTGGAATGTTAATCCCGAATTTTTTGCCGCCGAAAATGGGAACCCAGTCGGGAATATCAAAGGAAAGCTGGTTAAGCCCTCCGATCATCCAGTTTAGGCCGTCGATAATTCCATTGATCAGTCCGATAATGGCGTTGATAGGCTGCTTGGCAATATTAACAAGGCTGTTAAATACATTGGAGAACGTATCTCTTACGCCGTTCCAGATACCGGACCACCAGCTTCCGATCTTATTAAAAATGTCCATTAAGCCATTCCAGGCGTTTGGAATCGTTTCTGTAAAGAATCCGACGATTCCGTCCCAAATTCCGCTGAAGAAATCGCCGACGTTTTGCCAAACCTCCTGCCAGGCGTAATATCCCTGCCAGCAGAAATCCACCAGGCTGTTCCAAGCGTTGGGAATGGTTTCAGTGAAAAAGCTAACGATCCCGTCCCAGATTCCGCTGAAAAAGTCCCCGATACTCTGCCAGATACTTTGCCAGGTGTAATATCCCTGCCAGAAAAAGTCAACGACGCTGTTCCATGCGTCCGGTATGGTAACGGTAAAGAAATTCACAATCGCGTCCCAAACAGTGGAAAACGCGCTGCTGATGGTGTCCCAGAGGTTAATCCAAAACTCCCTGAACTCTTCGCAGTTGTTCCATAAATAAATAAAAGCCGCTACGAGAGCGGCGATAGCCATAATAATTAATGAGATTGGGTTTGCGTTCATAACAGCATTAAACGCTGCCATTACACCTTGCCCAGACTTGATAACTCCGAAAAACGTTTGAAATCCGGTAACAAGTGAACTAACAATACCAACAATTTTGAATACGGCCAAACCAGTTCCAATCGCTAATAAAGCTGCGACAACCGCGTCTTTATTCTGCAAAATAAAATCAATGATTTTTGTGACAGCTTGAGTGATTTCCGTAACAATCGGCATTATAACTTCTGCCAGTTTTGACATGCTTTCCTGAAAATCCGCATTAGCCTGGTTGCTTTCAAACAAAGCTTCATTATTTTCCTGCCAGGCTTGTCCGGCAGTCATCAATCCCTGATTGGCTAATTCCTGCAAGACGAGATTCGCCCGCTCCGATTCGCTGTTCGCCGCTTGCAGCTTTGCATTAAATTCGTCCTCACTGGTGCCGGCCCAGTTTAAAACGTCCGCGAATGTGCCTGTGACGTTTCCGGTTTTTACAGTTTCGTTGATCGCTTCGGATAAACTGTCGATTGGAATACTATCCCCATAAGTAGCCCAAGCGCCAATGGTGCCGTTGATGATTTGGTCTAGCTGGCTTTGAGATAGGCCTAGTGCCTGCAAGTTGGCGGTAGTAGTGGCCGCTGTTTGGTCATCGCCTAAAACGCCGTAAAGAGTTTTATAGCTCGACGCGGTTTGTTCAGCAGTATATCCGGCTGCCTGGCTTGAAATTTCCAGGCTTCCCATGATTTTCATATATTCACGGGATTCGTCTGCAATATCTTTCATTCCGGATATAATTGCTTTTGAACCCTCGACAATCGCTCCGGCTTTTAAGTAATCCCCAAAATTAGACGCTTCTTTACCCGCATCTTTCAAAGAGGTTTCCGCTTTATCGGCAGCACTTGCGACCTCCTCAACGGGTTTCTCATCAATCCCACGAATAGCATTATCCGTTTTTTGTGCTTCAGATTTTAAATTTTTAAGGTTGCTTTCGGTGGCGATCACTTCTCTTTTTAAAGCGTTGTATTGGCTTTCGCTGACTTTACCGCGCTTGAATTGATCCTGTACCTGCTTCTCTGCTTGTTTTAATGTATCAAGCTTTTTTTCGGTGCTGTCGATTGATTTATTTAAAAGATCATACTTTTGTCTGAGCAGTTCCGTGTTTCCAGGATCCATTTTCAGAAGACGGTTGACATCTTTTAGCTGTGTCTGGGTGTCTTTTATCTCTTTGTTTACACCGGACAACGCTTTCGAAAGCCCAGTGGTATCGCCGCCAATCTCTATCGTGATGCCTTTTATTCTATCAGCCAATTTTTCCACCTCCCGCAAAGAACTGTTTCATGGAGCCAGGCGCGCCTTTGATTGGATATTTCTCATTGTCATTGGCCTGTTCTGTGGTCAGATCATAAACCATGCCTACGGTCATATCGTCTAAATCCTCTTTTGATAATCCAAGCTCGGCGCACCTGAGCATAAAAATAGAACCGTTCATTTCACGGTCCCGGGGAACTATTTTTTTTTAGGCTTTGCGGTCTGCATTTCGTTCATAGCCCAAAGCTCAAGGACGCTTGGAAGGATCTCATAGATTGAAAATGTCTTAAACTCGTCAAGCCAGTCCTCAGGATTATTCGGAACATTCGCGTCATACTGGCGGGCCATGATGTAAGCGACATTCTCGAAAATTTCCAGATCCAGGCTGGAAAGCTGAGCGTCCTCTTTTTCTTCATCGGTGGCGGTATCCGGCAGAGACAAAGCTTTGTTGTACGCTTTTTTCAGCTTGTTTAAATCCTGGATAATATCCCGGCCCATTCTGTGCCGATAAAGGCGTGGGGTCAAAGCCGTAGCCTTAAACCCCACGTCCCTTCCATCGATTTTGATTACTTTTTCCATCAGCCCGCGCCTCCCGTTGTATCCGCAAGCCATACTTCGTTGTACCATGCGGTCAAAACTTCAGCCGGTGTTTCGTCCGTGGTATAAGCCATAGTTCTTCCGTCAGACAGAGGAGAGGCTGTTACGCTGACGGTCTGGGTCTGCGGTTCGGTGGTCTCTGTGGTAGTAGCCAGAGAACGGGAAGGCCTGGTGCAGATGCAGTTATACAGCACATATTTAGTGCCGTTAACGTCTCCTTCCTCTTCAAATAACAGTGCGAACGGTTTCGGTTGGATCTTCGCGTTTTCCGTTACCACCTTGTCCTTTTCAGAAGCCGTATATCCAAAGATATCCTCCAAAAACTGAGACTGGAACAAAGCCATTTCCAAATCCCCGGTATACCCGTTATTGGCAACAGTGACAAAATACTGCATATCATCGGCGTAAAACGGGGAACTGTCTCCATTTGCCTCTAAAGAAAAACTCACTGCTCCTGGAATGGCAACAGGAGTTTCGAATGTGGGGGTAGTTTCGTCAGTCAATAACGCGTAATGCACATTTTTAATACCAAATTTAACCTTGTCTTTTCCTGCCATTTTTTACACCTCAATTTCATAAATGATTCGATACGTTTTTTCTGTATCGTTGTATTCCTCGCTTTTTTCCCAATAAAAAGAGGACAAGGCCTTTTCTACCTTGTCCTCTGTTGCCGGGTCTTTCAATTTTGTATACAAGTCAATCTGTATGTGGTCGAACTTTTTATAGACAACGTTATCTGCCGCAAAGTTGTTAGAATAAACCGACTGATAGACCAAAATAGGAAGATCCGGAGCTGCGTCTTCCGGGAAAAATCCGTAAGCTACCGGAAGTCCGCTTGTTTCCAAAATCTCTTTTATATTTTCAAGAGTTATCACCACGCACCGTCACCTTCACTTTTTTCATCAGCTTTTTTTCCGCGTTCAGTTCAGCGGGGCGAATATGGGGTTTTGCGCCAACTGTACCTAAGGTTTTTCCGCTTGCGCTTTTCAGTTCGTGCCCGTATTCCAGAAGATGCGTCAGCTGGTAATGCTTTTTGTTGTAAACTGAGATTCGAATATCATCAGTTCCTTCGTAAAGCACCTTTGTGCCCCAGCTTTTAGCGTATTCTCCGGTATCCTTGGGAGAGTTGATTTTGATTTCTTTGGCGCATTCTTTAGCTACAGTACGGATATCCTTTTTCAGCCCATCTGTTACCTCTTGGCTATACTCGGTTAATTCTTTTGCGATTGTGGAAGCCAGATCGTCGATTTTTATATTTGCCATTACACTCCGACCTTTCTTTCCAGATAAAGCTCAATAGAATCGCTGTCCGGCGAAAAATATGTACGGTAAATCCCATAGCGTTTTCCGTTGATTTCAGCGATACTCTCTCCGTTGTAATTCACAATAGGAGTAACCGCCACAAACTGGGGCTGCAATCCATTTTGGCCCGCGTCCGCCCATTCAGCCCGGGTGATAGACTGTAGGCTTGCCCAGACCTCATTTTTGCTTTCTGAGGCGATTACCTGCCCAATGTCATCTTGGCTGTACGCCTGAGAAATCAGATAAATCAAGCTATCCATTTACCGCACCCTTTTCTGAAAACAAGCGGTTGTTCAGTGCCCAGCGTAACATTCTGGGCATCTGAACATTTTCCTCACGCCTGCGCCGATACAAATAAGCGGCGTACATTTCAACCAACATTCCGTCGCTTTGCGAATCAGCCAAGGTTATCCCCTCGGTGGAGATGTAATCCTTGGCTGACGCAATAAGCGTTTGCAGGTAAGTGTCCAGAGCGCTGCTGGATACCATAAGATCAGTTTTTAAAATGGTTAAGATATCAGCGTCAGTCAAGGAAATCCCCCCTAAAATCAGCCTGCTGCCGCCTTAGTGACGTTCACGGTATAAACGCGCACGGCGTTGCCCTGGGTCACGGTGACCGTCAGGGGATAGGCTTTCCCGTCAGCAGTCCAGGTTACCGTGCCGCCGTTGCGGACATTCTTTCCGTTATAAGCGACAGTGACCTGAGCGCCCGGCTGGGTTGCGGTGGCCTCCACCTTTGCGCTGGTTCCGGAAGCCGTCACCGTGTAGGAATACACATTGGAATCAAAGCTCGGGCTTAAGGATTCAGAGCCGACAGCCAGCTCGGAAAGCTGCGCATCGTTTGCGGTATCGGCCGCAAAGGTCATAGCGGTAGTTACAGATTCATCATTGATATTGATAGCGACGAACGCGCCGGGAATCACGGGCATACCGTCAGCGCGCTGCTTGCCTTTAAAGACAGTGTTATCCTGGATAAACTGTACCTCACGGCTGGATTCAATGGTCATGCCGGAGCGCATAGCCAAGAGATAAAGATCACCGTAGCCGCCTACAATGTCGCCGTCAGGCATAAATTCCAGAATATCGATATCGCCGTTGATGATGGGAAGAGTGCCGAATACATTGGATACAATATCGCCGGTAGCGGTAAAGGTAATTACTTTAGACTTTAATTGAGCATAAGTCTTGCTGTTCATAGCCCAGAACTGATTTCCACGGCTGTATCTGGTAAAGGTATTTCCAGCGGCAAGGGTTAATTCAGACCAGAACGCCGCGCCGGTGGAACTGGAACCGCCAATTTTCAGAATATTTGAGGTATGTAAGTCTACCCATTCCGGGGCGTTCGCGGGGTAATCAGAGGGTTTAGAGGCCTGTGCTAGTCTGGTCACAATACCAAGCGGCATTTTGCCTGCTGCGCCCTTGCCGTAAAGAATCGCCTTGTCCATTGCTAGGCCGATGCTTTCGGAGATCATTTCCACAATCCAGCTGGCAAGGTTGATGTCGTTATCCTCCAGAAGGCTGTTGCACACCGGTACAAATCCAGCCACCTTATAGCCGTCCAAAGTCACCTGATTAAATACAAAAGACAGCTCGTTGATCGCGCCGCACATCTCAGTCCATACAGCTTCAGGAACAGTTCCAGCAATAGTCTGCCGGGCTTCACCGGTTACATTGCGGACCCTGACACGGTTAAGCAGCTTGGAATAGCGGTACATGTTTTCGGAGATCAAATCCAGGAATACAACCGGGATCGTCAGCTCCGCGCCGGAAATGGCTCTCTGCTGTCCCTTCATGCTTCGAAGCTGCGTCAAAAAGTCCTTGGTGTCGTCACGTTCTACGATGGTTTTTCTCTGCTCCATAGAAAGCGCGTCAAACGCCCGCTGATTCATGGGCAGGCTGCGAATGTTGATTTCAGTCATATGATTTACAGTCCTTTCCTTTTGGTTTGGTTTTATTTCATCTAATTTAGGGGCGTCTTCCTCCAGCGCGGACAGGTCGGCCTCCAGGCCTTCAATTTCCCTGGACAGCGCGCTTTTGGCTTCCTCGTGGGCGCTTTTGTCGGCGTCGAATTTTTCTACCTCTTCGCTCACGGCCTGCTCCTGTTCAGGGGTTTCAGCTTCGTTGATAGCGGCTTCCAGCTCGGCCTCACGGGTTTCAAATTCCGAATCCTTGCTGCGGAGCAGCTCTAGTTCTTCCTTTTTCTTGTCAATGCTTCTTTTCAGCATCAGTATTCTCAGTGCCATTTTTTTCTCCTTTCAGACGGAGGAGCATTTCCTCCCGCCATTGTTCTTTTTTTCTCTTTTGAATTTCCTCGTAATCCCGTTTACGCGCCTGGACGGAGGTGTCTTCATAGGCAGGAAAGGTTACTACGGAAACCTCATACAATTTGACCTTGTTCAGCTTCCAGACGGTAGTTCCGTTTTCCATGACCTCGGTGCTTTGATCGATAATGTCAAACCCAAAGCTGCATTGGCTGACATCTCCCCGCTTTACGCGCTCATAAAGATTCATTGCGTCCTGGTCTGCCTGGTTGATCGTGACGGAACCCCATAGACCGGTCTTGTCCGCTCTGAGAGAAAGCGTTCCGGCTGTGGTTCTTCCCAGTACCAGGGTGGTGTCATGATTTACTAGGGCCCGGATATCGCCGTTTAAAGCGTCGTCAAAAGCGTCCTCGTCAATGGTTTCAATGGCGTTTTCCCACATTTTATATTCGCTTCCGAATACAGCGAAATATCCCTCAATATATAAGTTCCCGTCTTCCGCGCGGGTGGAAAATCCGCCGTCTCTCACCAGGGCTGTGCGTTCACATGTCATGTGTTTTCACCTCCATTCAGCTTGTTTTGATCTCCCAGCTTATCCGCAGGTACATAATTTTCTAACGCCAGCAGGTCGTTCATATCCGGATCAGGGGGCATGTTCACCCAGCTGCGCCATTCATTGCGCCGCAGCGCCATGCGGTCTACCATTTCTGCCCCAGCGGATACCATCTCGGTGATCGAATAGTTATACAAACTCCACGGGTTAAAACGGAAAAACCACGCGGGATCATAAAGAAGCTTTTTTGTCATTTCCTGCTCGATACTTTTGGCAATCGGCATGATTGTGGAATTGATAAAGTTATTCCATGCGTCCCGCTGGAAATCTCCGATTCCTAAAACAAAAGGCGGCACGCCGAGAATGGCTGCCACCGTCCGTTTATCCAGCTGTACGAAATCCGCTAAAGCCAAATCTGAAAGGGTAAGGGGCCTAACCTGTTCCACGCTGAATTGATCCGCAGGAATCAGCCAGGGCTCTCCCGCTTCGTTCGATTCGATATAATCTGCAAGAAGCTTTGCGCGTCCTTCCTTATTCGAAAATTCGTCGGTTAGAGAATCAACCTTGACGATGATAGACGGTTTCCACTTAGAGGACATAAAGCCCTTTTCAGTCGCGGACGCCTGTTTCAGGTTATTCGCTACATCTGCCAAAGCAACATGATAGCCGTCACCCTTCCACGGGTAATAATTTCCTGGGTTTAAAACAAAATGAAGGATACGATCGGGCGCGTATTCCGTCCCGGCGATCACAACCCGGTAATCCCAGAGGCCCTCCGGCACAAATGCGGTAAAGGCGGGAGGAACAGGCTTTAAATCCCGTAAAATCCCGCGCTTGTATTCAGGCCAAACAACAGCGTTTCCGCTGCCCTCCAGCATAAGGGTTTTCACAATCCAGTGGATAAAGTTGGAACGCGTCATGTTATTGTTCGGATTGATATCCACCTTTCGGCTTAACTCATTTTTTACCCGCACGTCCCCGTCGTCCGTGTTTTCCATCAGGTGAATAGTCATGCTTGCAATCAGCCTGGCAATTGTGTCCACAGCTGTACAGATTTCCGGGTTTTGTGCCAGACTGGTGTAGCCTAAGCACTCCAGGGTTTCCCATTTGTTCTGTGTTACCAGCGCGATACTGCGTTTCTGTGCGGGCTCAGCCCGGGGAGCCGGCCTGCTTCTTTTATTCTTTTTGCTCATGTCTCACCCCACCATTTTTTTGCCGCCCTGCTTCTGTCAAGGCTTTCTAGGTAACGAATACAGGCGAACACAGACGCGTCAAAAAGATCGATGCGGTGTTCCGGCTGTACTTTGTCGTATTGGATCATGTCGTCCGTCTTTTCGACGGCGGACACGTTTTCCACACAATATTCGAAGGCTTCTGAGTGCAAATAAAAAAGAGCGCCGTTCTTGGCGCTCTGCTCTATATGCCGAAATCCTTCGGATTTTTTATAGTAATATTGAGGCTGGTCTATGATCTTGAAGCCCGCTTCCTTCATTCCGATGAAATATTCCCGGCAGAATTTGCGGTCATGGCCCACCTGCTTGATTTTAAATCCTTTTTTCCGCATGTCCACAAACCATTTCACCACATCAGAGTGGTTGACAGTAGGGGAGTTGCACATGGTAAGCCAGCCGTCGTCCTGCCAGCCAAACAGAGGAATATTATCCTGCTCGGCTTTTAAGTGAGCCGCGACAACAGGGAAGAAAGCATGAGTTATAATAATATCAACGCCCTTGTAATTTCCGAACATCGCCGCTGCGGTCAGGTCATGCAGTTTGGAAAGGTCCGCTCCTCCATACCAGTCAATCGGAAGCTTTGCCAGCTGTTCCAAGTTCCAGTTATAGGCCCGGTCGCTCTTTCGAAACTCATCTATATTGAAATATGCCTTTAGGGCGTTGGTGTAAACATTTAAGCTTTTCGCAAAAAAATCCTTTCTTTGCTGAGGATCGTTCTGGGCCTGAAGGCTGTCATTCATGATTTCTTCAGGCCTGATCGAAACGCCGTAAGCCGGGTTTGCCATCTCATGGACGGCAGGGTTGGTATAATCAATATCACCGTTTTCATCAGGATTGGCACAGCACATAAAAATAAAGTATTGCTCATCTTTAACAGTGCTGTCTAATATTTTCCGGCAGTATTTTAGTCTTTGCCCAAGAAAAGCCTGCTCGTTGTCTCCGGCAGTCGAAATGCCGATCAGCAGTTTATTGGTGTATGCCTTCATCGCTTCTTTAAAAAGATTGTATTGTTTGGGCTGTTTGAAAGCGTGAATTTCGTCACAGATCGCGATATTGCAGTTCAAAGAATCTTGCGCATCTGGGTTAGCGGCCAGCGCGCGAATAAAAAAGGAACCGTCTGGGAGTGACGATTCCAGCGAATGTTCATTATTATTATCGATTACTTTGACCGTGCCTCCGTTTTTAGCGTTTTCTCCCATGCGGTCTATGTTATAACTTAAAAAATTGAAGCTCTCCAGAGACTGCATCAAAGCGGCTGCGGTGATATAGGTCTTGGAACCGGATTTACGATACCAAAGAGATAACGCCCACGCTAGGGCAGCCGCAAAGCTTGTCTTGATATTTTTTCTTGGAATAAAGATCAATGCCTCATGGAACCTAACCACATCAGTGCCGGCCAGCTTAAAACCAAGAAGGTTATACACAATGAATTTATGGAATGGCTCCAGAAGAAACGGCGTGCCACGCAGCGGCGTCCCGTCAAGCTTTTCCCCTTGTTGGTGGCACAGTGTTTTTTCTATGATCTGAATACAAAATTCCGGGCCCTTGCTGTCTATGTAATAATCTGGGTTTTCTAAATCACAAAAGAATCTGTCAACCGCTTGTTTTAATTCAATACATGCGATTTTCTTTCCGTCTCTTATGCTTTCGGCGTACTTTAGCACAGCAGGCCAGTTTTTCCCTTTAATCAAATTTAACGCTTGCCAGAGCGGCGGCCAATCCTCCGGCCTTTTCTTTCTTAACTGTATCGCCAGTCATCTTTTTATAACTGGAGGGGGTTAAACCTAATTCGCGCCAGTACGCCAATGCGCTTTTGTTTAAGTCGTCCCACAAGACTAGGAGGGGATTTTTTGTCATGTTGGTGGAGCCGCCTTTATTCGTGTATTCGATCACGGATTTACCGCCGGAACCTTTAAACTCTTTAAAGGTTCTATCCCTTTGCTCCAAGATACCCGCAAGCGTTTCAATTGCCGAATTATATGCGCTGTTCTGCACACCGAGTGCAGCCATCTGCTCGTTTATTAAATTTTTCCAGTTGCTTTTTGTCATAAACTGCACCCTTTCTTCAAATTTAAGCTCAGAGTTGGAAAAAGTTACCCACGCCGGTCCCTATAGGCGTCCGGAAGGCGCGCCGGATAGGGGGGGACTACGCATAATATTTTTCCATGCTTTGAAATATTTTAATTCCTTCGGTGTATCCAAGTTCAGATAACTGATTACAAAGAAGATCATCAGCCTTTATGTGTGCGGTTTCTATATCTTCTCTGGCTTGTACTGATATCAATTGCATGTGTGCTTTAAACTCTTGCGCATTCATGATTAATATCCTCTTGTCTTTTGCGCTTTCTCAGGGTGTGCCTTATTGTGGCACCCGGAGCATAAGCTGATCAGATTGCTGTCTGTGTATGCTAACTCAGGGTATTCATCAGCGCGCTTGATATGATGTACTGTAGTGGCTGATACTTGCTTTCCATATCGTTTGCACCATTGGCACATGTATCCGTCACGGCGCAATATGGCTTTTTGCTTATGCTTCCATATAGTAGATTTATAGTTGAACATCTCTATCTAACCCATAAGCCCTTTTACACATATCATAATGAATACATCGAATATACACATAGGTTTCTAAATTATTTGTATAGCAATACTCTGTTTGTAATATTTCTACATTTCCATAAGGGCAGCCTTTGCAAAAGGTTCCGTCCATCGTTTCTACTTGCATAATCTTTTATCCCTCCTGCATAGTTATCTTTCTAATTTGCTCTTTTAATAGTTCAAGTTCCCGCGCCCGCCTGGTTCTGCCCTGTGGCTGTCCTAAAATATTGGCTATACGGTTCTGTAAGGCCTGTTTTAGTTCACGGGGATATTGACATCTAGGCAAGGCGCAAATATGCTTTCCCGCCGTCTTGTAGCCGTCAAAAACACACCTTCCATCTCTTGGACAGTACATAAAAATCACTTCCTGTTTTTGGATATAAGAAAAGCCCTCCGCCAAATGGCAAAAGGCTGAAAAATATTTAAAATTTATTTGTCAAAACGCTTGACATTCTACGTACGTAGGTGTATAATATAATCAAAGGAGAGGAGGTGAAAAGTCCAGTGGGGAAAAAGAAAAAGCCCCCAAAGAATGTGGAAGATATCAAGACAATAGTTGAGATTCTCGCAGGTCTCGCAAATGTCGCCTTGGTAATCTACACAATCTCTAAGGGCTAAGAGGGAGGGGAGCGAAAGCTCCCCGAACTCCACCCTTATTATACCCCATTGAACTGATATGAGCAAGAAGAAACTATTAAGGAACTCGCCGCTGTATCTGCTGACCGCCGCCAATATTATTTATGCTGTCCAGCATGGGTTTAATTGGCTTACCTGGTTTGCAATAGGATTGACTTTAATTGTGTTTGTATGGGACATTGTGGAGGTGTTTAAGCGTGGCAAAAAGCAAAAGTGAGATTCAACAGGCATATATGAGGAAAAATTATGTCCGTTTCCCGTTAGACTTGCGCCCGGAGGTTCTGGAAGCTTTCCGGGCCGCGTGTGAAAAGAACGGAACAAAGCCGACTACCGAAATTAAAAAATTCATTGCGGAGTATATCGAAAAGGCAGGGGAATAATCCTCTGCCTATTTCTTTAGTTTAATGATACAATAAGTCAAGAGTGGCTTTCTATGGCTATTTTATTTAGTGCCTTGCCGTGAAGCCTGAGTACCCATCTATAATCATAATTTAGTTTTACAGCTATCTGTTCCCATTTCATGCCGCTTATGTACCTTAACCTCAACACGTTTCTTTGATTCACGTTAGGGACAGAATTGATAACGCTTTCTACTTGCAAGCGTATTCTTTCAAGCTGATCAATAGAAGTCCCTATCTCTCTTTCTATATCCACGATTTTAGATACAGAGGATTCCAGGCGGTTTTCGGAATTGCTTTTTACTTTGTCAGGGGTTAAAGTTTGAGTTATTTTTGTTGATAGTTCTCTGAGCCTGGATATTTGGTCAAGCTTGATTCCGATTTCTTTTTCGGCGTTTAGATATTGATTTAGAAACTCTTTCTTTGTCAATTTTTCAACCTCCTGACAGTCTTTTTGTCGCACTTCTCCGGCGGACAGCCTCTAGGCTTACCGGTATCATAGCAATATAGGCAGTAGCGTTGCTGCCCGGAACCCTCAAAAGTTAGAGGTCTGTTATAGATACACCCCTTACAGCTTTTTCTATTTCCGCTTTGTGGCCAGCCCAATGTCCTGAGCCTCCTTGCAGTAGAAGTCATCTTGTTTGTTAGTATGCCAGAAAATAGAATCTCCTGTCACATCACATTCGATATGGGAGAAAGGGCACTCTTTCTTATGCCTATGTACGCAGTCCTTGCAAGTGGTGTGCGGTTTGGGCGGGTCTTTGCTTGCCACCAGAACGGAACAAAGCAAGAAGCCTAACGGTGCGCCTAAAAAATAACCTAAAAGTAATAATTGCCAGCCTGCCATATCAATTTTCCTTTCTTTCGCCGTAGCTGCAAAACGCATCTGGTTCATATCCATTAAACAACCCACAAGTTAGATGATTGCAATACGTACCACCTGTATTGTCCATTGTAAACCATTTACAATCCTTACACCTAACTACGGGTACAGCGTCTGTATTTCGATGAAGTTCCTCCACCGCCTGATCTCTTTCACGCTTTAGTTCTTTGTTTTCGGCTTCCAATCTTAAACATTTTAAAAATTCATTTTTAAGTGTTATGTCAGTTTCCTTTTTTGTCATATTGGCAAAATTATATTTAAATAGCAGCTTTTCAATAGCATTGGCGGCATCATCAAAAAGGCTGATCCCATTATATAAAGTTCCTCTATGCCGCAGTTTTTCAACTAATTCCTTATACATAGCTAATCCTCCTGAACCTGTTCAACTAAGGTCTGCCACATGTCTTCATTCCGGGTGGCGGCATTGTGTAGCCAACGCACTCATAAATTGGGTATCTGGCTCTTCTGCTTTCTCCGCATCGTAAACAACTCCCGTATTCGCAGCGTAAGCAGTTGTCTGTCCCGCGCCATCTGCAATAACTGCACACGCATTCATCACAAGGGTTTGGGATCACCCGGCTCACATTTTTTTTCATAACTAATCCTCCTCAGGCGGTTCTGGAAGCGGGTTGCGGTAAATTTTTGTGCCGATTATAGGTTTCGCGTGAAAGCACCCTATCGGCATTGAAAAAACCGCATCGATGTTGTCATCGTCCCACACCTGCAAAAGTGCCCAAACTTTTTTCTCAGCCAGCCATACCGGCTGACCATTCATTTTTCGGAGCTCTTTCATTGTTAGCGGCTCATTTGGCTTGGTTAGGGTGGGCAATGTCTGTGCATACTCCAGAACGGATTCCACACCGAATAGGAAATGAGGGTCAGCATTTTTCTCATCGTAATGTTCGCTCCCGCGTCTGAGTGGATATTGCAAGAGTTCGTCTAAATCAATCAGTCTCTTCATCTTTCAGCGCCTCCTTTGGCGTGAATCCATTGCAACTGATAAGCCAAACAGGGTCGAAATTTACCGGCCAGAAGAACCACCCATTCTTTATGCCGTGAAGTTCAGCTTTGATGTTGAGCTTTTGTGCGTTCTTTTTGTTCTCGTTTTCAAAATAATCAAACATACCTGTTTTATTACCTGGGTATCGACAACAACTATGCGCATCTCCAGGGATATTTCCCCTATATTTGCATTTGTAACAATCAATCATCTTTCAGCGCCTCCAATCTCTTTATAAGTGTATCCGCAGCATTATCCGTTAACGGTTTTCCGCACACTGGGCAAAACTCAGCATTTGTCCAAACTACTTCGTCTCCAACAACAACCGAAAAACCACAGTCGTCTAAAAGAGAGCACTCCCAATTTTCTGGCTTTTTTCCTTCGTTGTTGCACCAAGAACAGCCTTTCCACACTTTCTCAACCTGTTCCCGACTAACGGGGTATAGAGCGGCAATAGCAATATCAAGAGCTTCATGCAATTCGATATCTGACTTCCTGCCTTCAATGGTTGTTATAGGGATAAGCAAATCCCACCATGCACCATTTTCAAGAACTTCAATCGCTTTTTCCCTTGTCATAGCTTAGTCCTCCCTTTTCGTCGAGGCTTGAATACTCGCTTCAATTACCGCGTGTTTGATAACATTCTGAATCTCTCTCCACGCCGAAGCATAACCATCTTGAAAGCCTTGTTGATATTCTGCGCGTAGTTCTGACACATAATCCGTTACTTCGACCTTTGCCATAGCTAATCCTCCAAGTCAAGTTTTGATCCACATACAGGGCAGTAGTAATAAGATTCTATAAATTTTTCATATGCTTCATCTGATTGGATATCCGTGCATGAACCACATACTGAACACTTAATTACAGAACACTTTATCCACTTCCCATGCTTCACCTCTGCTACGTCTGCGGTGGGAAGATAATTGATAAAATTTGATGTATAACAGTTATTACATTTATTTGCTTCATAGTCATGTCCGCAATTCTCTCGACAGAGAACATTTAGCGCAAATTCCCTTTCTATGTACTCAGACATCGTCAATCCTCCTCGTCAAAGCTGTCTAAAGGAACAGAGATTTCATCTTCGTCGGTATCGTCAACAGCAACAAAGACATATCCAATTACAGGTACAACTAATTGGGAACAATCCAGTTCTTCACCAGTACATTGAAAAAAGCTGTCGCAATCAATCTCTGTAATCTTAAAGTATCTCGCCATAGTCAATCCTCCTGTTCCAAGCGAATCTTTAATCTGTGTGTTTTCTTGAATTTTTGTACTTCTACTAAATCCTCACAATCGTGAAGAATCATCATTTGTTCCAACATGATTTGAACGTCCGCGATCTCTTCGGCAATAGCTTCACGGTTATCTTTGCCCCTGGCGTGCTTACAAAGTTCCTTTTGCAGTTCTGACATTTCCTCAAAAACCATAAGTGTTTGAGCTTCAGCACCCCATTTATTCAGAGCTTCGCGATAAATCCCACGTGGTTTTAATTCAGTCATGATTTGCCTCCTTATCCTCTGCATCGAAAAACTGGTCATAAGTTTTTATGCTCACTGCCTTTGTCCTCCCTTCACCGGTTTGCTTCAAAAAATGCCCTTGCGAAGCCAGGCGGCGTGATTGCCCTGCGTTCCTGACGGGTATAGACACCGTAAAACTCCGGATAAATTTCTCTGCTCAACAGCATGGAAAACTTTTTCATTCCTTCCGGCTTTGCTTCGACAAAGGCCTTCGGAGCATTAAAGTCACCCCACAGCGCAGTACGCTTTTGATAGCTGTGCCCAAACTGCCAGGGGTCAAAGGTGTAATCAGGTTCACCGAGCCAGCGCCTCAGCAGTCCGTTTGCCGGATTTTCTATCGCCCAGAATCTGGGCCGGCACGTAAGTATAATCCTGCAGCACGCAGAGCACACCTCCAGCCCCGCTTTGAAATTATGCGTATAGTTTCCTTTTCCGTGAAAATGCTTTGCGATTGAAAATTCATCGCACGGCGTGGCAGCCAGAATCCCATAAACATTTTCAAACGGCGGCGCATAGGTGCATACATCATATTCCGGCAGAGTGATCAGCCTCACATCATATCCGGCCTCTTTGTACGGCTTTGACCAGGAGCCCGTGCCGCCGCATAAGTCCAGAATAATTTTGTCCTCGTTTTCCGCTGCCGGCTCCGTGTCAGTGCTTGGTTTAATCATTGCTTTTGCCCTCCGTTCCCGTCTGTGACTTCAAATCTAAGCTTCATCTGTGCGGGACATAAGTCCACGCTTGGACGGCGCTTTCCGGTCCATCGAAGCCCTCCAGCCCTGCCTACACATTTCCAGCCGGCAGCCCTCAGGCTTGCCCCGTTCTCACTTTCTAATATGTAAGTGACAAGCTTATGGTAGCCCATAGCCCTGGCAGTTCTCCAGGCCGCCGCATAAAGCATGCTGCAAGCGTTGCGTGTGCCGTCTGTGCAAAGCCGGTTAACCTCCAAGGTCCAGCTGTCGTCAAGATAACGGCTGACGGGCCTTCCTACAATGGCAACGCCCACAATTTTTTCTCCGTCGGTGCAGCCAATAGAAAATTTGTGCCCTGTGACAGGCTTATGGTGTCGGTGATGCTGCTCTACAAAAGCATTGGCCTCCTTTAAGCTTATCGGACATATCTCAAGCAACTAAATCACTCCTTATTTCCCGCCTGTTTGCGGCGGGGTTAATCTCTTTCAAAATCGAGCTTCATTTCATCAACGATCACCCGGTCTAAATGTTCCCAAAAGATTTCGTCTTGATCGTGTTCGGCGGAAAGCCTGCTGATTCCATTGATTACCGCTAGGCATCGCTTCGAACCAAAGCCGAAGTTACGGTTCAGCACATAGCACATCAATTTAAAGTACTGGCGCAGAAGCCTTTCCTGATCCGCTTTTACTACCTGCCGAGAATAACTTTCAGCGGCTTGTAATTGTTTTTTTGTAAGCTTGGCTGAATTAGGAATCCTGGCCTTCACTTAAATTCCTCCCGTCCAAAATCTCAATGAGCCTCCTGCATACAGGACAGCCGCTCTGCTCCACCTTCTTAAACCAGCCTGCCAGCGCTGTGCGGATTTGGTCGATGTATTGGTGAAGCTTCAGGCCGTCCTTCTCTTTTTTCATCGCGTCCTCGTACTCTCTCCTAAGGGCTTCTTTTTCCTCGGCGGCTTCGTCCTTGGAAAAAGCGCCGCGCCGGTAAGCATGATACAGCCAAGAAAGCCCACGGTATGCAACGCGCTCTAAAGGAAGCGCGGAACGGGGAAGAGGCCTCCCGTTTC